GAGATTACCTCGTAATTTTCCGTAAATAATTAATCTAAGTTTATTTATAAATCAAAGTTTTCCGAGGAAATCCTCAAACACCTTGAGTGTTCTCTCTTCTAACTCACGACGCGGAGCGTCATTGATATAACGTTGGTATTTATCAACTTTTGATTCCTTGAGAATACCGTTGTCCCATACCCATTCTTTACCTTCCATGATGCCATTAACAAATGCATCAGGAGCAGAAGGATCTGCTACAATATCAGCAGCAGTTGTAAGCATGAAGTCATCGCGAACTACTGAAGTATCTTCGCGCTTTTCGATGCTTCCCATACCACGGGATGAAACACCTAACTGAACTCCTTCGCCAAGTAAAGACTTAGCAATTTGTCCCATGGGTGTATCAAGAATTTGTGCCTTACCAATGAAGTTATTTCCTTCAGCGCGAAGACTTGTGATTCTGTGAGATACTCTATCAAGATTGATAGTAGGACCATCGGGATGTCCGAGTTCACCTAGAGCACGCTTTGATTTCACATACTCTTCGTTGTATCTCTCAACTTCATTGTTGAGAACATCGAAAGGATACATGCGACCATTACGGTTCTTTAGTTCTGACTGTAAAAATACTCCTTCGATATAAAGAAGTTTCTTTCCGTCTCTTTCCTCAGTGAGGATTTTGACGTTCTCAATCGTTTCCGTTATCAGTTTCATCGGGTTCTTCCGTTTCTGTGGGTTCGTCAAAGAATGTATTCGCGGCAACCTGCTTATATGTTGCCATAGCATCAGATGCTTTAGCAAAAAGTAGATCATGAATAGCATCAATAGCAGATGCCCTGTCGTTGTCGCTGATCTTATCAACGATATCTACCACGCCAGGTTCAGGGTTATGTTGTTCCATAATAAGTATTCTGTATAATTTATTTATTATTTGTAGAAGGTGAAGGCATTTTCTTTGCCTTAGCTACTTCTCTTTCGGATGCGGAATCCGCAGCAAGTTCTTGTCTTTCTGCAGCATCTTGTGCTTGCTGGTCCTGAATTTCAGGAGCAAGAGCAGTGTTTGCTGCTGTCATTTGATCCATAGCATTTGTTTCTGCTGGATCAACAGAGAGACCAGAAGCAATTTCTGCCTTAATCTGCTTATCAATATCCTTGTATTCTGTGTCTTTCTGACCCAGAACATGACGACGGATGTATTCGACAGAGAAATATTTGCCAACAAAAGGATCCATTTGACTGACAGTCATCATCCTTTGATTCATCATTTCAATTTCTTTTAGTTCATTGAAATGATTGTCAAAGAGATAGTCATATTGGATATGCTCCTTCATATCATCCCAGTCTTCAGGAGAAATTACTCCTTTAAGAATGAGTTGAGTCTTGAGCATGTCGTGGAACATCTCAGAGAATCTTTTGCGGAGACGACCAATGAACTTCGTGAACTTAAGTTCGTCACGGAGGACTTCAGTGGTTTTACCAAGGTTAAATCCTTTGCTATCGTCTGTGAGACGAGAAGGGGGAAGATTGAGAGAGTTATAAAGTTTCTTTTTAAAATACTCAACGTCCTTAAGTTCTCCAAGGTTCTGTCCTCCAGGCAGCGTAGTAATTTCAGTACCACGTCCACCCTCTCTACGAGGCAACCAGAAATCCTCAAGCATACTCATATGCTTTTTGTCATCACGCATCTCGCCAGTTTGTGCGTCATACACAAGCTTGTTGCGATAGCGACTCATAACATCACGCAAGTATTGCTCTGCTTTTACCTTAGGTAGATTGCCTACATCGATGTAGAAAATTCTACGCTCAGGTGCGCGTGATAATCTGTAGATAACAATTGAATCTTCAATCATTCTTAATTGATTGAGAGTCTTGATTGCCTTATGAAGGAAACCAAGAGTCATTCTTTTGTTTAAATCTTGTAGTCCAGAAGGACAGAATGTAATTGAATCAGTTGCCATCTTGACACCCTGAGACAAAGACATATCTCCAATCGGTCCTAGGACACCACCTTTATAGAAACCTTTTGGATTGTACAGATAGTAATCGACAAACGTTCCATATTCATACTCAAGCGCCGTGCCTTTGATTGCTGCTTTCGCTAGAGAATCTTTTGGAGTATTGTCAATTTTTTGACGAACTTTCTTGATCTTCATCGGATCAATATAACGAAGTTCTGTAATACCTTTTTTGGGATTATCTAAATCGATAACCTTATGATAAAATAAACGTCCATCAATATACCAAGTTCTGACAATCTCATGTGCGCGATTGTCGAAGTTTAAAAGTCTTTTGAGATACTCAAACTCATTACGGATTTTAGTTTTTACTCCAGCACCAACACCTAGATTATCTAAGTTAATTACTACAGGAGAATCGTAAGCATCACTTACGATAAACTCATTCACAACTTCATCTACAGCACTATCCACTTCTGGATGAATTGCCATATCACGATAACGACGGATCATCTCAAACTCATTACGAGCTTGATTATCCGTATCTACATACGTTCCATAATACCCACCTGCTGCTACTGCAACTGGATCTTCAGCAGAAGGAGGGACAGGAGATTGACCTCGCTGCCCCTCTTTTCTGTTGATTTGGAAGCCAAATAACTGACTCATGATTATCTATTTAACTTGTGCGCTTCCAACTATTTATCAGACCACAGACTTAGCAGATGCAGTACCCTTGACATTAGCGGAACCAGAAGTCTCACTATTTTCCTTCTGCGCGGTGAAGAAGGAATACTGCCATTCAACTGTAAACTCTTCAATCTGATCGTTGCTATCATAAGCAAGATCAATTTGAGAGATGTTGGTTGGGAAGCAATGATGGAGTTTGTAAGTTCTGATTGCAGAACCACCTTCCTTATCATCTTTCTCTAGTTGAGTAACATAGAGACTTGCCATGTATCCAGTGTTTGCAGTATCTGGTAGGAACCTAGGAGCAGTATTTGCTTCATGGGTGTTGAGTTGATTTGCCCACTCTTCAAATAGACCACGGAGTTCCATGTTCTTATCATTGAAGAAGGTTGCAGACCATGTATCGAAGGTGCGATCACCTGCGATCTTAACTGTTCTACCACGGAAAGGAACTTCAATAACACCCAAGTTAGAACCTGGAAGTGCTGCTGACTTACAAAGAATATTTGAAAGATCAGTTCCTAGTGCTGTAGATGAACCACCTAATTCATCTGGGAATTTGATGTCAACCAAGAACATATTGGGCTTGACACCTTGCCCAATTGTCTGAAGAAATTGACTTACGTTTGACGTTGCCATTGTTGTTTACCTCGTTATGTTTTATCTAGTATCGATCAACCTCTACCGACTACTTCCTCAAAAGAAACACCCGTCTTCGTAGCAGTCACTGTGACAGTTACGTAGTTAATAGAGCGGGTGGGCTTGAGGTATAGTTCAGCAACGAATTCGTTCCTGTCGATAACTTCAGGAGTGTTGTTTGTTCCATCGCAAACAACTAGATAATCTGTTACTCCTCTACGTGCTTGAATCTCAGAGAGATAAGAAGCAATAGCGGAATTGAAATTAGAACGTGTTACAGCATCGTTCTGCTCAAAGATTACGCTTTCTGCAAGAGCTCTTGCTCTCTTCTCAACATTAAGGAAGAGACGGCGAACGTTAATACGATCGAATGCAGAAGGTGAAGCGAGACCAGTCTTATCTCCAAAGAGAACAGGACCAGAACCAGGGAATGAAACAATTGGGTTGATTCTATTTGTGTAGAGATCATCGCGTTGTGCTTTGTTGGGATTGAATGCCAACTTAACAACGTTTTGCAAACCACCACGGTTTAGACCTGCTGGTGAGAACCAGTCATCTAAAACTGCAGAAGTTGAAACACACAAACCAGCAACATCACCATTACAACCAACATAACGATACTTATCGTTAAAGCGGTCATATGTATACTTAACACCACTGTCTAGAACAACATAGGAACTAGAACCAATGTTTTCAAAGAACTCTAGTGTATTTGCTAGTTGTTGTGCTGGAGTTAATGCACTGCCACCAGAGGTTGCAATTTGAGCACCAGTCCATGGCGAGATGAATGCAACACAATCTTTTCTGCTATTAGCAACAGCAGCAACAGAACTTGCTTTAGCAATTGTGTCTGTTTCGTTAGCGCCATCGCCACCCATAAGAACAAAATCAACTTCCGTTGCTTCCGTATCTAAGAATAGATCGTATGCAGCACCAACTTCTCCAGCAGTATATGCATAGTCATCAGTACCACCAGAAAGAGCTCCACCTGCAGTAGGAAGAATTCTTGCTAATACTAATGGAGCACCAGAAGTAGCACCATAAGATGCAGCAGCTGCACCAGGATCTTCTCCGGCAGTTGTAACTTCCGATGCACTTAGAGCAGCACCAGCGTAGATATAACCAGAATACTGATTTACATAATCCTTCCAGTAAGTTGAATTACCTTCGGGAGACTTACCATCGGTAAGTTTGGAGAGATATGTCATTCTCTCAAGAACTGTATTGGTTGCAGTATCAATTACAGCAACATGCACTTCGTCATACGACAAGAAACGCTCAGATGCGTATGCTGAAGTGCTAGGACGAGGAGCAATTGATTTGAATGTCAAACCAGTTGCGCCAATCTGACGTGCGTTCCAATCAGATGCTGAATATAGAACAGCAGTATCTCCTGAAGCAGGAGTTGGAGCAGCACTTCCTTTAACAATTCTGAAACTGTTTGCATCAACAACTTCATATACTTCGTGTGCTACAGAAGCATCATCAGTGTATGTGCCACCAACTGCTAGACCATGACCGGTTTTGTTGATGGTGTAATCGGGACCTCTGTCTACGATAACAACACTAAGGTTGTTTCCATCTGCACCTGCATCTCTAGCAGCAAATTTTTCTGAAGTTACTCCAGCATCAAATGCATCCTTATCAGCGATAAGAACACCAGTGCCAGATTCTGTTGCGTTAACAACTGCAGTTGCTGCACGAACAACTGATAGTCTTCCACCATAACGGAGGAATTCTGAAGCGACCAACCAATCAGCGGCATTAGCCTCAGATGGTGCTCCAAATGTGTCGATTAGTTCCCTTTCGGTACTAACGTTTGTAATTTTGCCTACGGGTCCTTTGCGGAATGAGGAAGCAATAGCGCCAGTAATAGCTACATCGCCTACAACAACAGCATTGGATAAATCACTCTCTCTAATAACAACACCAGGCGAGACTTGACTTGCCATGTTTTTACCTCTTAGATATCAAATTTATCTAAAGGTATTTAGATTTTTGAATGTTTCAGAGGTGGTGAACTATGCATGAACTACCAATCTGGATATCCCCAATCTTGAAACGGATCTCTTCTTTTCCTAGATTCCATTACCCTTTTGACAGTACACTCTTTACATTCGTATGCATATGCTGATGGATGTCCTTTCTTAGTTTTTCTTGTGAGGTAAAAATCTTCGATAAGATCTTTCCTAATTCCACATGATCTACATTTTCTTTCTTTAAACAGTAAGTGCTCTAATGAAAATTGGTCTTCAATATTCATTAGTAGTTCCACATGTATCCAACTTCTTCCTGCTTGTCTCCATACTCCCAGAGATTACCATCTCCATCAATATAAGTATCATCACCCATGCCGTCATCAAGGAAACCAAATGGAGCCATGTCTTGTTCTATTTGATTTCTTTGTTCGTCATAAATTCTTCTTCGGATATCCTGATCTGTCATCTCCTTGAAATATTCTTGCATGACTAACCATGCGAAGAGAACCATACACATTACAAGGTCATCATGGTATCCTTCATCTGCTTCCCATGCTTGCTTCTTCTGTACAAACGTAGTAAGTTCTTGGAAAATCTGGAAGTCATTGAATATTAATTTGTCTTCTTCAATAATAGCTTTGAGATTAGAGCAACCAATTTTTTTGACCGTTACACTCATCTTAACACCTAGTTGGGTTTTTGATCCCGAGAATCCTTGACCCACAACTTGACCCGCTCTACCACGCATAGCACACATAAGTACATTAGGATATTCAAGATCATAATTGAGAGTAGCAGCAATAGAATCTCCAATGTCATTTACTTCTACCAGAACGTATGGGTTGTTATATTCTTTACAAATTTGAAAGATTACTGAGGGAAACAGTATAGGTTTAATCTCATTATTTCTGTACTTTGCAACGATTTTATACGGCATCGTGGTGATATCAAACACGAGGAAAGCAGAATAGTCGCCACCAATTCCCCTGGCAACATCGACAGTAATAATATATTCGTGATCCTTTTCGACTCTCTCATAGATATCAAGTCCAGCATTTGATTTAATCGGATCAGCGAATGGTATAGTTTGTAGTTTTGCTGGACTAATTAAAGTGTCAGCAGATCCAAGGAAGTCGCATTCAAACTCTTGCGCGAACTGTCTTGGGGATGTGTTCTTAATTGTCTCTTCTTTCCACTTAGCATCTCTGCCAGGTACTTGAGACCAGTGAACTTCAT